GCGAGCGCCAGTGTTAAGGGGCTCCCATAGAAAACCATCTCTGGTTTTCCGAACGTCCCGGTATTCAGACACAATCCGAGCATGCTCATGATTGTGCTTGCTGGCAAAGAAGTCCAGCAATGCCGGTAGTCCTTGCCTGTCTCGTTCTTGAGTTCGGACAAGTAATGTCCAAACTCGGACCTCGTACCTATGTAGGCGAGAATTCCATCTTTTAGCAAGATGAGATTCATCGCTTCCAGAATATGAGGTGAGACCGGCGAACCCAGCGTCGTTGATGCCCACAATCCTGATTCCACGTCGTAGACGTGCAGGAAGTAAGGCTCTGAGGCTGTCTGATGCATACCATAATCCTTTATTAAAGAGATTGTTGGATGTGTCTACAACAGCCTGACACGAAGCCGGGCTGTCGGCGATTAAAGTCTTAGGCTTTACAGGAGTTACATCGTAACCTCTGTACCCTTCGACTCCGCAGGACTCCCTGAAATGTCCGTTAACATAGCTCTTTGCTAAGTTAACCTTCAAACCAAGGGCGACCATAATGCGGTTTAATCGCGCGTACCCGTGTGATGGGATAATAATATCATCACCATACACACGAACCTGGGTGCGTAGTCCCCTGATCTTGTGCCAAGTAATATTGCCCTCAATTGAAGAAGCGAGAGCAATACACAAGAACACAAGGGATTGAACAGGAAACGTGCATGCAGTTCCTTGCGTGGCAAACTTCTTCAGTTTTATGAAGGAGTCCTTATCCTTCGAGATGTTATCTCTTAGGAGCCTCGTTCGTGCGGCGTGCAGATGGTATAATAGGGAACTATGTTTCCTAAATATACGCTCCACGGTCCAACACGAAAGTCGATCGCTAGCATCCGATAAATCAACGGTAGCTAGTAATCGGTCTCGGGAAGCTTGTAGCACTAGTGCTCCTGACTTGGTCTGATCATTGAGATCAATAAAAGATTCACCAAAGTGTTTCTTGAACTGATATCGCAGAAAAGACTCGATGCATTTCTGACACCACATATGTGATGCCGGCTCTGCAGCGATGAGCCGAGGACCTTTTGCGGTCTTCGGAACACAATATAGAACACTTGATCCCTCATGATTGAGGGGAACCTCTCCCTCAAACCCTGCAGTTGTACCGCAGAGTTTAAAAGGAAAGAGGCGCTCAAGCTTAGCAGGCCAATGCAAGAATGTGGATTTCTCCCAATTCTTACGTTTTTCTGCAACTGCACCAGGCCCATGCTTAAAGCCGATACCTTTGGCTTCACTTTCCAATTGAGCAGAATACTCAATAGGATCGAAGAAATCAAAAGTACCGAGTATGAGATCAGCGACTTGCTGTACTCTTACTAGGAGGATGCGGTCTTCTCTCTTCGCTTTGATTTCCTCTTCGCTCTTTTCGATTTTACTCGAAAATAACGGAAGGTCCTCATTGTTAAAGGGAGTGCCATCAAGAGCCTGTACAAGATGTACAGAATCAAGTTGGCAACCATCATCCAGTTCATCGAATTCCCACCCAAGGGTAGGTCTTCTAATGGACTCTTCGATGTCATGGTATGCCTCCAGAGTCGTAGCGATACGATCCGGAGTGCACTCCACCTCCAGCTTCTTCCCTAAGCAGCATAACTGCCGCAAAAAGAATATGCTGGTAACATCGGCATCCTGCCGTAAGCATGCTTCCCTATCAAACACACGTAGCCAAAGTCCCGAGAATAATCTCGGAACCTTGACTCTCTTGGATACCCGCCGTGATAGCGGGCCAGAGAGCTGAAGACGGCCAGATTCGAGCCCACTCAATAAGAGTGAGTCCAAATTTGGAAGGTCAAGCGTAAACAACGCAAGACCCCGTGTTTGACAATAAAGGGCGAGTCTTTCAATATCAAGACCCAAACCCTCTATAGCAGGGTACGCTGCTAGGACGTCTTTACAGACGCCTCGCACGACATGGAGTAGAGCACTTTCTTGGCTTTTCATGATTTTCTCCTATTAGGAGGTCATCCAAGCCGCAGATCGTGAACGGACCTTCGAGTTCCTTAACTCTCGAAGTTCATCAACTTGGTGATGTTTGCATTGGTCGACGCTGTCAACCAGGCAAACAATGCCGACGCGACATACGTAGGATCAGTAAGGGTATCACCCTGCTGATTCTCGATGACGGTGTACACCTTCCTAACAGTAGAAAGGGTCGCCGGTGAGACCGGAAAAACCGTATGAACAAACTCCACATTGTGACGATCAATCATCACATTGCGCTTTTTGTCCAAATACGAAGTGTTCCGAATCGTCAAACGAAATTCGTCAAGCGAACTTCTCAGAAGGTACTCGCTAGAGTACTGATCCTGATTAATTCGAACGACGGCTTTCGCCACCGAATTAACGGTGAGCGTTTGAGGATCTGCGAACATACTTTACTCCTGGCTAGCTTCACATTGGTGGAAAGGTATCACAACCTCGCCACCGCAAGCGAAGCTAGTATACCCATTTGATTTCCCGAAAGGAACGGGAAATGGGCGATTGGAGCGGTAAAAGACGTCGCACGAGTCTTAGATTCGCGACGAACATTGATAGGCGTTACGGTAACGTCATCAAAGTGCGTCCCTTTCCAAGACCAAGACGTCCGCGTGTGCCTCATGACAGAAACGTCACTAAGCACAGCTGGAACGATATTACGGTGGGCAGCAAAATACTGCCCAACGTTACCGGCCCAGTCGAGTAACCACGACCAAGGCATAAGCTCCCACGCAGTGGAAGCGTCCACGGTAATACCCTGGACTGCACGTCGTGCTAACTCACGCACCTCACGTGGACTACTAAGAATGCTCGGATCACCAGTAGGTAACCACCTACAATGAGCCCGCACATTCAAAGTCGTTGAGACATCAAAATCATCTCGAATAAAGGTGTTTTGAGTCTGAATGAACAAGTTCTGTTTAGAACTTGCTCCAAACGAGCCACATGAGACCGTCCGTCGA